TCAAATTCTTTGGCCAAATAACCAACAACTTTTTTAGCATCATTACGCATTTTTTGGAAACGCTCAACATCGACACCGGTGGGCGCCCAACGAGGGTCTCTTGAATAAACGGAAAGTTCTGTACGATAATCATTCCACAATTTTTTGTGAGTAACGATAGCTTTATCTAAATCGATATTAGGAATATTACCATAATAGAAAATATTGCTATTTGTTAAATCAAACAGTTTGCTTTCATTCTTACGATAGTTTTCATCCGTAAAAGATTTAATTGTTTGATCGGATTCGTGTTCTGGATCGGAACCACCAGAACGAGTTTTATCGGACTCACGATCATCAGCATCATCTGCATCGTCAGAATCAGTATTGGAATTTTCAGATTCACGGGATTCGGTCTCATCGTCCCAATCATCAGAATCATCGTAACCTTCAGAATCAAATTCTTCATAATCGCCATCTTCATCAGGTTCGAATTCTTCTGGATTATTCTTTTTACGCTCTTCTTCTTCATGTTTCATGAAGTCCATAACCAAGCGTGCAACTTCCATTACATCTTTGTAAGTTTCAGTAGATTCAATTTTATTGAGTAGATATTTTTCGGCTTCTGTAAATTGAATACCTTGAGTTGCCCCACCCTTAGTATAAAGGTTAACTCTGTCAATAAAGTTCAAATCATTAACATCAATATCTTTAGTACCAAAGAAATCTTTATCAATTAATTCTTTGTATGCACGAACAAAAGAGGCACGAATACCAGGATATTTGTTTTTAATCTTACGCTCGATACGGGAATCTTCCAATACATTCATAATAGACATTGGAAGTTTTTCTTCATGCGCTTCAAGCATGCCAGAAAGAGGAGTATAGAGTGCATGACCAACTTCGTGACCCATAAAAAGGTCATAAAGATAGCCAGAAATATTTTTGTCAAGAATTGGTACTGTTAAAACACGATTTTTAACGTCAAAAGATGCCGTTTGAACATTTTTCTGTTCAACAGTCAAGTTTTCTGTTGCCATTAATTTGGCAAGTAATGATTTTGATTGAATAAGTTGCATATGTTCTCCGAGTTAATGAAACCATTATACTCTAATTATCGCTTACCGTCAAATGTTTTCTGAAAATGCGTTGTTTTTTAGCAACACCATCAATCTTGATAAATTACCTTGCGTTTTTGGTAGTCGGAAAGGTCTTTTTCCATGCCGGACAACGCTGCCCATTTTCGGATTACGATATCCAACTTTTTCCAATAAGGAATTTCTTCATCATCCGCTTTTGCATCGAGCCAAATGTAGTGTCCGTTGTTACTCATGTTTATTTCCTTCGTTTTTTTCAAAAAAATTCTGCTCAATTGCAGATGCCAAGCGATCCGCAAGCTTCGGATCGAACTTTACTAAAAAATACGCAACATCTTCTGTTGGTACATGACGCAAATTGAACATAATTTCATCAATTCCACGCAAAATTTGCGATTCTTCTTGCTGTCTTAGCATAATTTCCTCATTGTAAAATGTCGGTTTGCACGGAAGTCACTACACTACCTCTTTCCTTCGCAATTCCGACTGATTTTAACCATTCAATCTCAATTTGTAACTCTTCCTCTGTCAAGGTTTCCAAATATTCTTCATATTCGGCCCAATCTTCTGCTGAAATGCTCATCTTCTCATACTCGCTATGTCTTTTGCTTCATTATCCGTGAATACCGGCACAGCATTTGATTTATGCATGGTACCGATGCCTTTAATTTTGTCTCCTGTGTAGGAATTTTGCAATCTTTTTGTGCAAGGAATAAATCCTGTGTCTAAAGATTTAAAGTCAGGGGTTTCCCTGTGGAAAGGTACCATCTTTTTCAGAGGTAGTTTAGTTTTAATGACGGGAGAATGTGAATATCTTTTTGAAGATATTTTATTGATAGCCTCTAACCATTGATGCTTTTGCTCTTGTTGAGCTTTAGTTAGTTTTTTTGGCTTTGATTTGGGAATATAACCGTATATCATATAATCAATTTCTCCATGTGAAGAAACAATTATATAACAGGAGGTGCTGGATGTCAAGCGCTGGTGTTGTATGGAAGCAACAATACCTTTATTTCAAAAGCGGACATACCTACTTATAAGAAAAAATTAGAAATTTCTATTTTCTTCTGGTAAACTTGTATCTTCTAATTCACTTAATAATTCTTCAACAGTTCTATTTTTGAGTTTTTTGATTTCAGCATGCTCATTTTTGCTTCTTTTTGGTACATAAGCATAATCATCATTATACTCTTTATTCTTGCGGAATTTTGCCACAAATTTTGTCACTTATTTCTCCTATTTCATCGTTTCAAAAGTTATGCCTCTAATTTTAGTTTCGGGCATGTTGTGCATATCCATATTCGACACATAAGTGATGTCGGCATTTGGATAACAAATTTGTACAAGTTTGAGTAATTGGCAGACTGTGCCATCCGAATCATTAAACGAAAATATTTCATCAACACAATTGATATTTTTTAATATTTCACGGCGAGTGTCATAATTTTGAACAAATCCACCTTGTGACCACATCATATACCAATCAGAATGAACACCGACAACTAACCAATCACCTTTTGACTTACATTTCATTAAGTATCTTAATTCTTCAATCGTAATCGGATCAAAAGTGCCGGATGTTATTATTATTCTATCTTTTCGTGGCATTACGGTAATAGATTTGGAAAAGCCTCTTTTACGAATTTATAGTTTAAACCTTTTACAGCTTGGTCTTTTTGGAAAATACCAATCAATACTTCTGCATCACGGGGTTCCAAAGATTCCAAAATTTGTAGCAATAATTGATTTCTTTTCTCTGGTGTCAAACTTTCTGCTGTAGCATCACCTTTTTTGAAAAGATATAATTTACGCAATTGTGCAGCTAAAGAATTTGAAGTAATACCAGGTAAAATATCATCAGGTATTTTGTAATTATCTGGCATTTCAGTAACTAACCATTGGCAATTTGGATGAAATGTTAATTGCAACACATCGACCAAAGTTTGAGAAAGATTCTTCTCTATTACTGCCATTCTATCTTTTTTGGTTTCAGCTTCTTCAAATTCATCAAATACTTCAAATATATTTTTCATTAAAATTCCTCGATTACTTCCATTAAGTTTTTCAGTTTATGTTCAATAAAATAATTCAACAACTTATTCCGTTTTGCTGGAACTGTTTCATCATAAGTATTTATAATCTTTTCTTTTATTTCTTGTGGAATGAAAGACAAGTCAATTAACGTTTGATTTCTACCAAAATTTACAGTTTCATCGTATGAGAAATTTTTAACATCTTCATTCAGATATTTTTCTAATGTTTTTTGTGTAATTGGTTTTTGTCTTAAATCACGGACAAAACAATCTGATGGTGAAAACATATTTGGTATGCCATCACCTTTATCACCACGAATAATTTTTTCTTTAAGTTCTAATACCGGATTTTCTGATTTTACAAACTTCTTTTGTGAAGGGTTATATTGCTTCACATTTGGATAGTTTTGCAACTGTAGGAAGTCACCATCACTCGATAGGATCAAAATCTTTTCGTGTGCTGAGTGCCGTGGTACTAGTGTGCCAATGATATCATCCGCTTCGGCGCCCTCAACGTCAATTACTTTATATGGGAAGTTTTCTTTGAGTTCGGCTTTGAATTTTGCAAGCATGTCAAAAATTAAATGCCAATCTAAGTTAGATTTGTCACGGTTCTTTTTACGATTTGCTTTGTAAAATGGGAAATACTCTTTGCGCCAGTATTTACGGTTATCACAACACAATACCACTTCACCATACTCACCTTTAAAATTCTTAATATGGTTACGAATGATATTTAAAATCATATGACGAATTAGACTTTCATCTAATGCACCTTTATGGTTTGAAATCTGTGCCATAAGTCCGGCAAGTAATACTTGGTTTAAATCAACGAGAATCATAATAAACTTTCAATAGTTTCCAATAGGTACTATTGTATCACAGTTCTTTCAGTTTGTCAAATGTTTTTTGAATAAAAGTGGTAGAAGTGGTAGTTTTGCGAGCCATGACACCATACCAATTTTGTGGTATTAATCCAGAAATATATTCTAAAGGTTCCACAAAAACGGCATCAAAGCGGTCAACATCATATATGCCATCATGTGTATTATCTTCTTTGAATAATATAACATGATATGTATTACCCATTGTAGAATTGTTTAGGCTTTCACCTGGATTTTTGTATAAAGCTGATTCAATATGTATTTCGTCTTTTTTATCGCTAGGTAGAAAAAAGATTGCGTCATGTGCCTCATTCTTGAGATGTTTGAGAAATTCTAACATTATAGTCCTTGATATGTGATTTGCGTACTCTTACCATTATCCATGTGTTATAGTAATCTTCTGATTCCATAACTCCACGGACAAATTGCTCTTTTGCTTCGAGATAACCACATTCGCCTTTACTTCGGCATAGATGTAATATTTCACGGGAAAAGCTTTCATGGCCTAATTGTAACACATCTTGCTTCAACATGTCACTACTTCCATAGTAAGTTTGCCAATCACTTGGAACTTTAATCTTTTTCTTTTTACCTTTGACTTGTTTGGTTTTGGCAGAATAAAAGAATTTCTTGCCTATGTATTTTTTACCATTCGTCAGATTAGTTATCTGATACACGAACCCGTAATTATCACCAATCAAATCTTCAGTAAAATCTTTACCATTATACTGCCAATCTATTCGTCCCATTCCTCATTGTCCAAATCGTCATCATCCTCTATATAGTCCTCGGATAATTCTTCGATTTGTTCACCACAGAATGGGCAATGTTCTGGTAAATCTTGAGATACTAATTCTTCCATATATGCTATGCTATAAGATGATTCACAACTTAAGCATTCTCCAGATAATTGTTTTTGAGTCATTAAAAATCCTTAATGTGCCCAAACATCACTCCAATCTCCAGACAAAGCACCTTTTGCATAATCGGTTGCTCTATTCTCAAAGAAGTTTGTGTGTGTTGGTGCGTTAATCATTTCCTCTACCCAAAGTAAAGGATTTCTTTTCACTTTAAACTGACCTTTGAGTCCTAAAGAAATCAAACGGCGGTCGGCAATATAACGAATATACTTCTTAACATCTTCAGCTGATAAATCTTCCATGGCGCCCATCTTAAATGCCAAATCAATAAATTTATCTTCAAGTTCTACCATTCTTTCAGCAATCGTATATAAACGACTTTTTAATTCATCGTTCCAAATTTCACGATTTTCTTCTATATATGTCCTAAACATTTTAATCATGTTTTCGGTATGTTGAGTTTCATCAACAATAGACCATGTTACAATTTGGCCCATACCTTTCATTTTGCCATGTCGTGGAAAATTAAGTAACATAATAAAAGAGCTAAACAACTGCATACCTTCGGTAAATGCCGAGAATACAGCAATATGAGTTGCAGTGTTTTCTTTTGTAGTATTTTTACTGGAGATGTCCATAACATAATCGTGTTTCTCTTTCATTTCAGCGTATTCCATAAACTCATTATATGTTGTCTCTGGTAAACCTAAAGTTTCAATTAAATGAGAGTATGCTGCTACATGCAATGCTTCTCTTGCAGCAAAACCCAACAACATCATTCTTATTTCCGGTTGGGGAAAATAAGGTAAATAATTATTAACATAACCACCAGCAACGTCAATGTCTCCTTGGGTGAAGAACCGAAAGATGTGTGTGAGAAATTGTTTCTCTTCCTTAGTGAGTTTCTTTTTCCAATCTTTGACATCTTCGAGCATAGGTACTTCAGTATGCAACCAATGGGACTGCTCATGCTTAAGCCATGCATCATAAGCCCAAGCATAATTAAAAGGTTTAAAGTAAGTGCGTTCATCGGTTATTTTTGTTTCTGTTTTCTTAATCATTCTTATCCTTCGCAAGCAATACAATCGTTACCTTGAGCTATCTGTGTCATATCAAGCTCTTTAATAACTTCTCTTTCTACTTTTTTGGCAACCTTATCTGCTTTGCCAATTTTTTCTGAACGGCAATAATATAAAGTTTTCAATCCTTTTTTCCACGCCATAAAATGAATGGCATGAATGTATTTGATATGTGCATCTGGCCTAAAAAATAGGTTTAATGATTGTGCTTGGTCAATGTATGCTTGACGGTCCGCAGCCAAGTCGATAACCCATCTCTGATCGATTTCCATAGAGGTTTTAAATACGTCTCGTTCAGCGTCAGATAGTATATCGAGATGCTGGCAAGAACCATCATTAGCAATAATACTAGACCAAATGTCATTGTAGTCTTGTTCATCTTTTGCTTTCTCTTTAATAATTTTATCTAACCAACGATTCTTGTTTAAGAAAGAACCCGAAAGAGTATCCTGCCGATAAGCGTTGGCACGATAAGGTTCAATAGAAGGAGAAGTATTCCCCATGATAATGGAAGAAGAAGCATTGGGAGCAATAGCCATAAC